GTCAAAATCACACAATACATGTGCAGAATAGCGGCTGAGATATTGCAAATATTGCCAATATCTCAAAGTCTTAGCCATTAACTCCCTACCCAGGAAAAGCGCCTGGGTAGGGTATGGGTAGGGTTTTGGGCGGATGGGCGCCGGGTAGGGCGCAGGAAGGGCCGAAGTAGGGCCCAGGGTAGGAATGCTGCTCCCGAGCCCACAAGCGGCCACCCATGCGCGTTCCGGACGCGCCCGCTACCCTGGCCGCCCGGCCGACCGGGCGCACCACGGGCCGGCCTAGAGCCCGTTCGCGTCGAATCGCTCTGACATCTTCGGCGCGCTACTGCGGCCGAGGATAAATTCCACATCGATCACATCCCCGTCGCGCAGCTCGTCCCAATGCTGTCGGATGTGGTCGTGGGCTACCCTGTGGGTCGTCGAACGCCAATCGTAGGGGTCATAGGAAACGCCGCGACACTGAGCATCGATCATGATCACGATTGGGTCGCCCGGGTCGCACGAGTAGCCGTCGCGCCGCAAGAGGTACCGCTGTCCTTCGTTGTCGGGCAGCGGCCGAATGCACATCACCGGGATGAAGGTACCGGCGTCCCGAATTTCCAGCATTTTGACCAGCATCATTTAAGTTTCCTCGCCATCGGCCAGGACCGCCACCGCGATGACGTCCGCGATGAGGCAGCGGCGAACGCGGGCCGCGCATCGATAGCGGCATTCCCCGTCGCCGGCGTGCGGGCAGCGCAGGCGCGGAGCGCCGTCGGCGGGTTCAGCCCTGGTCGTCTGGTGGTCGCGCTGTTGCATTGCCGCCCCACGACTTCGGCCGGATGCGCGGCATGCGCGCGGCCCGCACGCGCGTCACCCGAATCCGTGGAATCGGTGCCTCCGGCGGCGCCACCAGGTCCTTGAGCGTGCAGTGCAGCGCCGCGGCGAGAAGCTCGAGCACCTTGGCGGTGATGCGCCGGTGGCCATGCTCATAATGATAGATCGCATACTTGCTGACGCCGATCGCCTCGCCGAGCGCGGCCTGCGTCATCAGGCGGTGCTCGCGAATCTGCGCGATCCGCTTGCCGATGACCGCATCTCTTTTGCTGATAACATGGTCCATCACCGGCGCTCCTCTTGATCTAAGTTGCGTGTGATTGATCCCCGGTATTTTTCTCCCGGCCGTCGTTACCGCCCCGATCCAATATGAAGCCAGGATGACACGCATTGCCACCAAAACGTGTAGCTATATGACTCCCGTTTCCTCTTATAGCCGCTGCCGCTAGCGGCCCGGCCGGCGCCCGCAATCCGCGGGTTGTGTCAATTATGATTCCTTTACGCGAATCTCACGTTAAATTGACCCCTAATTTGTTAGGGGCGTATACCAAAATGTTCCAACGGTACGATGGGGTTGCAATGCCCCATAGACCAAAGCGCGCGCGCCCTCCTTCGATGACACTGACGGCGAAACAGCAGCTTGTCCTGCGCCTCGTCGCAGACGGCAAAACGGCCAAGAGCATCGCTCGCGAGCTCGGCGTGACCACGACCACCGTCCTCGATCATATCGAGCGCATTAAAACCAATCTCGGCGCCACCAATCGCACCAACGCCGCCGTCATCGCCGTGCAGAAGGGATTGTTGAACAACAAGCCGAAAAAATAAAAAAAGCCCCGCAAGGCGGGGCCAAGTCATGGGGGGCAACGCCTTCACCTTATCGACAATTTCTCATAAGGGAAAATGACTTCGACCTCGTCGTCCGTCTGAATGCCGAGCGATTCCATCAAGCCGGGGCTGATGTCGGCGACGCGACCCGTATCCTCATGCGGTCCCCAATCCGCCGGAAAGGCGGTGAGCGACCGGCCGGTGGGCAGCGCGCGCACGAGCGCGACTTGCTCGAGCAGCATAGCCCGCGGCGTCACGTCGTAGTCCCATCGGCAAGCGATATAGTGGGCGTGGGGATCCAATCGACGCGCGAGGCCCGTAGTTTGCGGAGGCTGTCGAGGAAGAAAGAGATGCGGTGCATCCTCGACCTCATCAATAAAAGCCAATCCCTCATCTGATGCCACTCCCTTGTCATTCGGGCCGCCGAACCATGAAACCTTGCCGCACACCGACGATGCTTCCGGCGCTTGCACACCCTCGCCGCCGGCCAGGACACCGGCGATGGCGCGGCAGATCGGATCAAATTCCTCGTTGTAGAGCGCCGCGTCGGCCTCGCTGTCCACAAAGCACGTCTCAATCAGGATCGCCGGCATAGCGGTGTTGTTGAGGAAATAGAGATCGGTGCGCTTCTTCGGACCGCGGTTGGTGAAGCCGCACGCGGCGATCGCCGCCGCCACCTGGCCGGCGAGCGCGTTCTGCGTGACGTAGAGCACCTCGGTCCCCATCGGCTTTGCCGTCTCCACATAGGCGTTGAAATGCACCGACACGTCGAGGTCGCGCTGCTGCGCATTGTGCGCCTCGACGATGGTCTTGAGGTTCTCGTCCTGCGATCGGGAGGTGTCGTCGTGAAATATTTTCACGTTCACACCGCGATCGCGCAGCCGATCGGCGAGCCGGTTGACCACGTTGCGGGCCTCTTCCACCTCATCGAGCAGCCCGCTCGCGCCGCGCACATAACAACCATGCCCACTACTGATAACGATGCGACCATAAGCCATTGAGTGGCCTCCTTAAGGTTTCTTGCCGAGTTCGCGCGTCATGATATCGACGACCTTGTCCAGCCGATCCTTGTTCGCCTGCGTCTCTTTCTCGGTGACAGTCAGGCGATTGTTGATCTCCGCGAGGTGCGGCGAGCCGCGCACTTCGAGAATGTTCACCCGCGCCTCCAGCTCGACCATGTAGGCAGTAATCGAGAGCACGGCCGCGCCGATGGCAACGCCTTGCGCCACCAGGAAATAGACCAGAGCTTGGTTCTCGTGGAACCACGATTTGACGGAAGTCATCATGTGATCTCGGTTCCATCCGGAGCCTTGAACCCCGGCCCGGACTGACCTAATATTTGGGGTGGAGGGGCGAGCCCAAACCCGCCCCTCCTGCTTCACTGCATCAGAACCACCGCACTTTGATGGTCAGTCGTGCGCGGTATCTTCTGATGGCTACAGAAATCGCGATCCATACCATCGCGGTTTCTCCCCATTCGGCGGGCACGGCACGGCCGCTTTCGCGCCGGGAGGGGCCTAGACCTCCCGGCAGCGCCGCTGACCCGGCGCTTCGCCTCGCGCCCGCCAAAACCTAATCCGTGCCATCCTTCTTGCCTGGCCGTTGCCGCCGCCGCCCGGACAGCGCCTGCACGAGCAGCCGCCGGATCGCCTCGGGGCGGGACGGAGGGGGCTCCGGTTGCGCCGCCCGCCAGCCGTCCAGTTTTGCGAGTAAATCGGCCTGTAGCCTGGTCATGACCGGCGTCCCTATCTCTTTGGGACGACGACGTTTCTCATATTTCGTGATTTCACGACTTGACGTGGCCATGTGTTCGTGGTACCACGAAACAGTCGGGTCGGCAAGGTGCTTGTAACACCCCGCCGACCCTAACCCGAGAGCCGATGGAGGTTTCCCATGGCACCCCAGGCTACCCCTAGCCGTACTACGATTCCGCCCGCCCCGTCAGCCGGGGCCGGCGCCCGTCCCCAGCTTCAGCCGATCGAGATCGCCCATGCCGCGATGCTCGCCGGGCTCGCCCGCCTCGTCGTCCCGGTCATTCCCGCGGACAACGAGCCGGCGCATTTCGACGCCCTGGGTCAGCACATGCTGGACATCGCCGAGGTCGTCGACGACTACATGACCGCGATCGGCGACCACGTGGCCGAGAATGCCGCAACCAAGATCGACCTGAGCCTGTTCGCGGCCCCGCTGCTCGCGACCATCGAAGGCAATGCATTTTTCGAGATCGAGAACGCGGCCGCGGCCCTGCGCGAAGAGATCCGCGATCATTACGCGCCGAGGAGGTTCGCCCGATGACCTACGATCATTGGAAGGCGACCAATCCGGCCGATGCCGAGCTGGGCAACACCCACGCAGACCAGGGCAAGATCGTCACCCGCTACTGGGCCAAGCCGTTCCCGCTCCGTCAATTCGACTGGGAAGCATCCTACGACGGCGACGAGCCCAACGATGCCGGCCACATGGCGGTCGGCCACGGCCGCACCGAAGCTGAGGCCATCACCGACCTGATCGAAAATTATCCTTTGGAGGACGGCGCATGTTGAGCCCCCTTCAACTTGCCGCCCGCGAGGGCTGCCTGACCGCCTCGTTTCTGCCCAAGCTCATGGCCTGGGACGAGACTGAGATCCTGCGCGAATGGCAGCGCCTCGTCGGCGACCCGGCTTGGGAGCCGGAAGACCTCGACGATAAGTGGGCGGTACAATTCGGGTCCTGGATCGAGCCGTTCGCGCTCGACTGGCACGAACGCAAGACCGGCCGCGCTCTCTCGCACCGCGGCGACGTGGTGCACCACCCCGAGCGCCCGTACTTTTGCTGCACGCTCGATGGGTTCCGCGCCGACGACTCCACCGTGATCGACTGCAAGGCGCCCGGACCATGGCGCAAGCTCGATGAGGTCGAGGCCTATTACACCCCGCAACTGATCGGCCAGCGTGCCTGCCTGGGAGCGGATCGGGCCGCGCTCTTGATCGTACACGGCGGGCAGGAGCCGGTTGAGCGTCTCATCGAGTGGGAAGCCGATTATGAGCGCGCGCTCTGGGAGCGGGTCGACAACTTCTGGCATTGCGTCGAGACGCTGACCGAGCCGGTGGCGCAAGTGCCGGTCGCCCCGCCGGTCAAACCCATAAAGACCTACGACATGACCGGCGACAATCTCTGGGCGTCGGAAGCCATCACCTGGCTCGACAACCGCGTTGCCGCCCGCAAGGCAGCGACCGCCGAAAAGGATCTCAAGGGCCTCGTCCCGCTCGACGCCGTGCGCTGCCACGGCCACGGCATCGAAATCCGCCGCGACCGCGCCGGACGCCTCTCACTCAAGGAACAACGAGCATGAAAACGGTCGTCACAACCGGCGGGCCGAACAGCGCCGACGAGATCATCGACGCTGTCATCACCAAGGGCAATCTGGCGCAGCTCACGCCGCAGGAGCGCACGCGCTACTATGTGGAGGTCTGCAAAAGCGTCGGCCTCAATCCGCTGACCAAGCCATTCGAGTTCATCGAGCTAAATCAGAAGCTCACGCTTTACGCTTTGCGCAGTTGCACCGAGCAATTGCGGACGATCCATGGCGTATCGGTCGATGAGATGAGCCATAGAACGCTGGAGGGAGTTTTTATCGTTACGGCCAAGGTCCGCAACAAGGATGGCCGCACCGACATCGCAACCGGCGCCGTGACAGTCAGCCAACTCAAGGGCGACGCGCTCGCCAACGCGATGATGAAGGCTGAGACCAAGGCCAAGCGCCGCGCGACGCTTTCGATATGCGGCCTGGGTTTTCTGGACGAAAGCGAGGTCGAAACGATCCCGCCTGCGTCCGTCCATTCGAGTCCTCCGCCGACTCCGTCGGTCCCCGCGAAGGCAGCGATCGAGCCACCTCACCATCCGGTGACCGGCGAGATCCAGATTGAGGACCCTCGCGCCATCGCGCTGCCAGAGGCACCCACCCAGTGGCGGCAATATGTGGCCTGGGGCAGCCGCTACATCGCAGCCATCGGCATGGCCAAGACGGCCGGCGAAATCGACAAGTGGCAAAAGCTCAACAAGGCCACGCTGGCAGACATCAAGACCAACGCGGCAAAAATCCATGACCGGATCGAGGCGAACGTCGCGGCGGCGCGGAAGCGGCTCGCGCCATCGGAGTAGCCATGGCGCCAATGAGCAAGTCTTTGGCCCCGGCGAGCAAGTCAAACGTATAGAGACATTTTAACAATACGTGAAACACGTGGAGAACTCGAATATGTCAACGTTTTCTAAAATCGTTACCGCCTGGGCCGTCGTCCTTGTCGTTGGTGGCATCGTCGTTCTTAGCTCACAGCGATCGCAGAGCAATACGCCGGTTGCCGCGCAAGCCAGCAGGCCCGTACCAGCGAAAAGCATGCCACCGAACGAAGCCAGAACGGTGGTCCGTATCGACGTCGGAGTCCTGGCGGACGAATATGACAGCAACGAGATCGCGACGGACCTGAGACTCAAAGGCAAAATTATCGAGGTCAGCGGCACGGTGAATACGATCACCAAGGATGCAGTTGGATATTTGCGCGTCGATTTGGCGACGCGAAATCAATTTTTATCCGCGAGCATGAAGATGGACAAGAAACAAGAAGCGACGTTGGCGCATCTGCAAAAGGGCCAAAGGGTAATCATCCGCTGTGAGAAAATGCAGCGATGGGCTGGCACACCATACGGCGACAATTGCATTTTGATGTAACGCTCAGGTCGTCCCTGCCCCGGTCAGCACCTCAACCCGGCACGCCGCCGCGGCGCTGTCGGGAAACTGCTCGACCTCCCATTCGCCGGGCGCGGCAATCTTCACGATGTAGGAGCCGCTGGTGATCTCGACGTCCCGGTTCGGCAACACCACCCACACCCGATTGTCGACTCGCACCTGCACGACATGAACCCGATCAGGGTCATCGACCTTGAGGCCTCGCAGGGCGAGCGCGCGCAGCTGCTGATGATAGTGCGGCTCGCGCCACACCAGCGGATAGCTTCCATCGACCGTCACCGTGACCGTCTGCACGCCGCCGATCTTCGCCAGCGACAGGATCATATGGCAGGTCAGCGGATACCAGTCGTCACCGACGCCGCGCGATAACATCCAGCCGCAAAAATAGCCGCGGCAAATCTGCGGCCGGGCGTCGTGGATCGCGCAGCCACCGTGACCTGGCTTGCAATGCTGGCACCATTGATTGGCCGCCTTGTCGAGCTCGAGCACGCGCAGGAGCTTGCAGCAGAGGGAGCATTTCCCGCACTCGCGTCCCGTTGTGATCTCGATCTTCATGGCCTCGCCAATTACATGGACCAATTACCGAAGCCGGACGGAGGCGTAAAGGCGAAGGCGGACCCACCGAAATTCGCGGTCATGTTGTCGTTAAGCGCAGTACCGGTGCCACCGAACGTCAGATTCGGTGCGATGGCGGATCCACCAGTGGAGCCAGAACCAATGTAGCCGACTCCAGTTGCCGGATTGGCCGTCGGGTCACCATTCCAGTTACCGCTGTTTCTTCGAACCCACACTTTTCCGTTGGTGAGATCAGCCGCATAACAAATGACATCTCCCGCCGTCCACGTCCCGACTGTCTTCCCCGTATTGGTGCCAACATAAAAGATCAGCCCACCCCCTCCATTAAACGCGACGACACCTCCCTGTCCTGAAATTATCGACGCAAAATTAGTACCTGAAATGACCAACGCAACGGAATCGTTGTTACCATGTGACGCTCCTATGGTAACCTCGAAATAATACTTGCCGGTGCTCAACAACATGGTGCTGGTCGCACCGGAATTTGAAGCAGTGCTGTTGTGCGTCGCCTTCAAATTACCATTCGTCAACGTGACATTGGCGGTCGTGCCATCAAACGTGGCGAGCACGGCAGACGCTGGTATTGTCGGTGCGTAGATTGTATCGACGTCGACGAACCCACCAGGAAGCAGGGACTTATCGAGGCCGAGGACTACATTTGCTATCAGTGGGATGGTATCGACATCGATCCAAATGTGCGGTGCCAGGCGTTGGAATAGAATTACGTTCGGTGCATATACAGTGTCGGTGAAATCGACGAGCGCGTCGAACGGCCATAGCGCCGGGTTGGAACCAATAAACGGTGACAGGAAGGTGTCGTCGCTTCCTACCGACGCCGGCAACAGCGATGCGTAATGCACAACCGGTACGAAGAAGATATCATCATCGACGAACAGACCCATCCGTCCAGGTGTTCGCAATTCCGGACCGATGAATACGTCGACGTCTAGGATGCGACTTGGGTTCAGTTGATTGAATATGAAGGGCGCGAAGAGTGTGTCTGCCGAACTGAACGCCCCAGGTTTGATGAAGGCAACTTGACCCGCCGGGTAGATGGCATCGTTGTTGGGGGAGTATTCGGTGACAAGACCGGGCCGAAGTCCGCTCCCCAACGTTGTGGTGAAGATGGCATCAGTATCAACAAAAACGTCGAGCAGTAGAACAACAGCATCATTGTGTCGAATGACCGACGGTCCGTAAATGATGTCGGCATCGATGACATTTTGGATCGGGAACGTCTGGTTGATCGTCGCCTTGCCCAGCGTGACCTTCTTGACGCCACCGAAGACATCGACATCGACGAACAGTTGCGGACCCAGCACATTGCTGAGAACAATCGGTGGGGCAATGATGTCATTGGCGACAACAAGTGGTGGAACGATGGCATAGGCCGCACCCTTGCTGAAACCATAGAAGACGTCGGGATCGACGACGAGCGCCGGATAGATACTGTTGTCAACATCACCGACATAGGGTTGATAGATCGTATCGCCTTCAACGAACGACCCTTCAAACAACAGAAAACCGGGGACACGAATAGTCGCCTGCGGAAAGACATCCGGATCCACATAGCCGTCGATTGGAACTGCCAATCCCAGCAGCAACTCTTCCGCGATGACACCGACAATCATCCGACGATGCTCGGGTCTGGTGTGTATTTTCTGATCAAGGCAGTCGGTTGGAACTGGTCGGTCGTACCGGTGTTGGCGCCAGTTATCCAATTCTTGCTCGTGTGCAACAGGAGCTCGGGCTTCTTGCCGAGCAACTGTTCCGCCAGTGGTCGCGGATCGTCCGCGGTGCCCGTTATTGGATCGGCTACGGTGCCCTTTGTCGGGTCGACAGGCTTCAGGGTTGCCTTGCCATCCTTGTCGCGGATCACATTGCCCTTATCATCGCGCACATAATCAATGAATGCGCGACGATTGCTGTCAACACTGGTATCCAGCGTCACCTCGGTAAACATTTGAAACTCGGCCATCTCTACGCGGAGGATGGAATCAACAAATTGTGGATTAGCAGGGATGCCCAACGGGGTGTCGATTCCCGCCGGGGTCCTGGATGTCGGAAGAGGCGTGGAAACATATTTGCATGTCGGTGCCGGTGCTGCCAGGTTTCCGATGTAAAAGTTCGCTGCCCCAGCAACGCTCCAGGCATTATCCGTCAGAATTGCATTCCGATCGTCACCGCCGCTGACGAAGAACGGACCCAGATTATCTTCGCCATCGTAGTTTTTGTCATCGATGGCGTACCACAATTTGCAATAGCTGTCGGTCCCTTCCGCTATGGTCTCGTTCCGCCCCGCACCAGGCTCCACAGGAGCGTGGGTCTTGCAATCATTGCTCAGATCGAACGACAGCAGCAGATGATGCCACTGATCCGGCGCGATCGGGAATGTCGTCTTGACCTTAAAGTACTCCGGCCTGGCATTCGACGCTTCCGGGAAATCCTTGATTCCGAGAGTAAGTCCCGCGTGAGGATTGATAGGCGGTACAGCGTTGTAATAATCCCAACCCGAGCCAGGAACCGTCGTCGGATCGAAATTTGGTCCCCAGCCAGGTGGCAATCCGCCCGGCAGGTCTGCGTCGAGGAGGTACAGCTCCACTCCGGTCTGGGTTGACGCCATGCCGACAACATCGGCATGACCGGCAGTTTGCAGGATGAACGATAAAGCGGCAGTGATCTTCGATGGATCGGAAATGCTTCCGCCGCAATTGACGGCAATACAACACGGATCGGCCAGAAACGTCCCCTTGCTGGTGTAGCCGCTTACACCGTAAACAGGAGGAGCGTCTGCCCTAGGAAAATTCATGGCTTTGCTTACATCGACAAAATCAGGCTCGAGGTCTTCCACCTTGGGTGCAACGCCGAATGTCAACAATGGGATCGCCGTATTCATCAAGTCGCTAAATCCAGGTTGGAAAGGCTTGCTCGCAGCTGTCGTGATCGATGCTTGCGGTATGCGGAACCAAAACGAAATCACCGCTTTGGAAAAATCCGGGAGACCTCCCGGCAGGGTCAAATAACTCATGGCGTCGATAACTGTTTCTGAGGATCCAGCGCGTTGGTTGCTCCGTCGCCAAACTCCACGGCGAGGCCGCCTCCCCAACTCACATTGACTATGTTCTGCAATGGATCGAGCCGCCACGGTGGATCGACCTCGGTGGTATCCGGCTGATCGGATCCGAATAGTCGCACCCAGTCGTTGTTGCCGAATTGCAGCAAGGGATCACTGAGCGAGTCGATCCCCCAAATATGCTTTTGCCAGATTAGACCATTGCCGGACGTACTGGTGAACTCCTGGATAATCTCGACCAGCAGGAATTGGCTGTCGTCCTTGCTGGCGAGCTGCACCGCATTGATATAATCGGCCATTGCGCTGGGTGGCTGACCGTTTCGGTCAATGGCGTCGCTTGCAAGGTCATAGCGATCAACTCTCCGGGTGTGAACGACGCGCGTGATGTTGTCTGGGTCGTTTCCATATGCGTGCGCTGCTCTCTGATAATCAAGTCCGGCACCGGCCTCGAGCGCTATGGCCGTTCGGATCGGGACCTTGAGGGTGATGCTCTCGTCATCAGGCTTTGTGATCTTTTTGATTTCAGCCTTGTTCGGATCCGTTGGGTCGAATGTCGACCAATCATACGTGAAGACGTATCTTTGATAGGCGAGACCGGTGCCGACATCAAAAACTAATCTGTCAATGCGCTCGACATCGACCCAAGTATCACTTGTGGTGTCGTCGTCCTCATAGATTCGAACGACATGTGACACACGACCATCACCTGCCATTTGTCACACCGACAGTAAGCCGAACAGATCCCAGGTGTTGGCGCCGACCTTCTTTGCAGTTATGACCGCACCAGTCCCACCAGTCGCCGGTCGAAGTCCGGTGATCGTATTGATGGTAACCGCGGTGCCCGGCACCAGGGTCACCGGTGATGCAGTGCATTGTCGGAAGGAAATCTCGACCGAAAGCGGGAAACTCAATGTCGCGTCGCTCGGTATGGTGATGGAACAGCCGGACGCATTGACGCAGCGCACATAGCCTGCGATGTCGGCAAGGGTGAGCGTGTAGGTTGGATCCGGTGCCTCGCGCAATGTCATTGCGGGGAATATCGCCGGAGTTTGCCAATTAACGGCATAGTCTGCGTTACTGGACTTCGCGAGAAGTTGTCCCGTGAGTCCCCCAGGCGGGATGATGCTCGACGGCTGCTCCAGCATCAGTCCGTAGTATGCGTGACCGGCCCCGTCGTTCGCCCCCGCATCGAACACAGTGGCGCTGATATGGTTGAACAACACCATATAAACGGCACCGTTGTAGTCGGTGACATCGTTGAGCATGTAGTTCGTATTCGGTCGCCAGGTGCCGCGAAAGTTCCACGTCGTCACCGGCAATGCGAACGGCCCCTGGATCGTCCCGTCGGTCATGTGAATGTAGAAGGCATTCCCACTGACCGCGAAATGATCGATGGAAACCAGTGTCGGTATCGTCTCCTCGGTGACGGTCAGACGATTGTTGATGTCGTAAAAATTGCCATCGACCTCGGCGGCAACGAGGTTTGCCCCCTTGCCGGCACCCCACGGTCCTATCGTTCGGTAAATGATTGCCATGCTTCAATCCGCATCAGGCTTCTGGGGTGTTGACGACCTGGTAGCTCTGGCCGGGAGCGAGAATTATGCCGGTCGGAATCTCATAGTAGTATTTGTCCTGGTAAAAGGATGCCGAAACCGAATAACCAGTCGAGATGGTCTTGGCCTTGCCGCCGAGCCCGATATTAATGATGACGTTCGGCTGTGGTGCAGCAGCCGCCGAAGCCAACGGTATGCGCGGCGGCGTCGTATCAAAAACGACAAATGGGCGAACAATCTGCTCAAGACTCGGCACTTGGAGCCTCCAGATTGATCATCGTCGGAACGATCAACGTCCCGACGGAAATATCGTACTCGGCCGCATAATCGGTTCCCGCCACTGATTTTAATTCCATCTCGAGCCAAGTCTGGTTGAGCGCGACGAATTCCTCGAACATCGCCTGCGCCTGTTGTTCCAATTGATTGTGGTGGTCCGCGGCAGTCTGCGCACTAGCCGGAACAGAATTCGCGGGAGGGGAGGAAGCTGGCGTAGCCACGGGCATGCCGGGAAGATCGGGGGAGGGTGAGCCTTTATGCACCTCGTATTTGACGACCACCTGGTCATACGTCAAAGGCAACACCAGACCGTCGTCGGTGACGCCACTCACCGGCACCGAAAATGCGACATCGGTCGTGGGCAGGCTGATGGTTGCATCCTTGTAGAACTGGTAACCGACAGCCACGTAACCGTTATCGGCATAAACGGGACTGCCTTCGTTGATCGTGATAGCACCACCCTTGCCGACGACACTCTCGATCTGAACGGTGCCGATCAGTTGACCACTGCCGCCGTCGGCCTTGATATGATATTCGGTGATCTTGCCCAGCGCCTGCCCTCCCGGCAAGCGGGCGTCGTGTATCAACGCATTCTTGCGACACGACAGATTGACGGCACGGTCCAACGTGCAATCGAAACCAATCTTGACAGCCCGCGCCGACTGCAGCAAATGTGCCCGCGCCACCAACAGTGGGTATTGCAAGGACTGAATACCGCGGTCGGTCGGAAAAAACGCTGAGCGCCCCGGATCGGTCAGCGCTATTTCACCGGACGGCAACGGCAAGCCGACATCGACGCCATTCATGGTCAATGCGATTGGAGCTGCCGCCTCGTCAACCGGTGTGGTCACTATGTCCTGCAGCGCACTGTTCATCGTGAAGCTGGCAATTTCAGTGCGCCCCCTGGACATGCCATATTGCAAGGTCAAATTGGCTTTCAAAAAATAGGCGAGGAGCCCTAGATAATGATATTCCTCCGACGCCGATGACGCCCCGCCGGTGGTGGAGCTGCCGGGAACAATGGATCCGGCGGACCACACAAGATTGCCATATGTGTCCACCCCGTTGTAGACCGTCTCATTGATACTCACCGATAATGTGTCGCCGGTGCGATGCTTGCTCTCTTGGTTAGTGTAGCTGCCGGTGAGATTGTAGGTGGCAGCATTGCCAATGTTGTAAAGATCGTCAATATGGGCTTCGGCTATACTCCATCCTCCATTCAATGACGATCCTTGTTTCGGCCAACCTGACAGCCAGGCGTCACCGTTGTAGGCAGTGACTTTCAATTCCGGCATTTTGATCGTGCCGCCACCGGCCTGCGTCCACGTCACGCTACCGGTGAAGATGACCTGCGTCTGCGGCGATTGCCCAAAGCGGAGAGAAACACTGTCGTAGAATGAGTCTTCCGGTTTGAACTCTTCCGTCCCGTCCTCGCCCATAACAATATCGGATGTCGTGACGTTGAGAGTCACCCGATCAATGTGCCACGCCCTGGTATAGGATTCGAGGATCGTATCGGGATCGTTGATCTTCGTCTTGTCGATCCAGATCTGATCGTAGTACGGCGACACCTTGAGCGCGTCGGCGACCGCTTGCTTCTGAGCTAGGTAGTCGGGCGGGCGAGCCAGAAACTGCAGGGTCACGGTCTCATTGAACAAGTTGCTCGGCAACGCCGACAGACGTCCATTGAACAACGGAACGATTTCACCGACCTGCGACACCCACGAGAACCAAACCCACTGCTTGCGCCCGGGCGCCAACAGACCGATGCGCGGGTTTTTGATCTCGACGCTGAGCGTCGGGATCTGGCCCTCCAGGTGCGCCAGATCGAACGTCAGCACAACCTCGTCCTCGCGCAGGAGGCCGGGATCGAAAGGTGTGTTCGCGTCGACCCAGGCAAAATGGAACGGCACGGCTCAAACCTCCTCGAGATCGAGTTCCCAAGGCACGGTCCCAGCCCATTCGTCCGTCTGAACCTGATAATCGACGATCATCATCGTCAACCGCGGCAGGTAGAACACAAAACCGCCTTCGGTGAAATCACTCCCAGCGATTACGGGCCGGCGCGGTGTCCCGCCAACTGGATAACTCAGGTAGGAGACGCAATCGACGACCACCGTCAAACCGGGAAATATGCCATCGACCGCTGGGGCGCGGGCATCGGTGCATGTGATCTTCGACTTGTATTTGAGAAACTGCGGATTGTTGACATCTGTCATAACACCATTGATTGATCGACGCTGATTTTTTGCGGCATCAATTGGTTGGATCAGTTGAGATAGTCCACGCGCAGAGTACAGCGGCACACCCATGACGCTGAGCGCAAGCAGCGTCTGGCTGTTGGACGGTGGGCCTGGATACAGCGTCACTCACCGCCTCCAGCTCTGCTTTCGTCCCGCACTGGCGATTTGACTACCGACCGCAAAGCGCTCGAGCGCGGAGGCGACGCCCTCCTGCATGGTCGCCGGCCCGAACGACCGGCCTTCGATCGTGAGGTGAAGCGCGCGCGAGCCGGCGGTCGCCCCCGCGAGCGACGGTGTACCTCCGGTATTCAACCCGCCCAACGCGAAGCGCGGAGCCAATGAATTGATGGCGTGCAAGAACGGCAGCCCTACGCTGCGCACGGCTTGCGCCCGCACCACGAACTCACCCGCCGTCAGCCATGCGAGGTTGGTGTCGGTCCCTGGACGCCCCTGCACCTCGCCGCCCGCTGCCATCCCGCCGCCGCCACCCGCAGATACCGACGCGCCGCCGCCGGTCAGCCCGGCCCACAACGCCTTGGCGGCATCGACCAGCCCCTGGATCCAGCCGCCGATCGTATCGATCACCGACTTGATCGGAGTAAGCATCGACGCGAAGGCGGCCACGACGGCGTGCTCAAGCTGCCCGACGTAGCCCATGAAATTGGCGAACCCGGTCGCAAGAACCGCCCCCACCGCTTGCACCCACCCGCGCGCGCCGGTCTCCGCGTCGCCCGCGACTTGCGCCCATGCCTTCTTGGATGCCGCAGCAAATTCATCCCATCCCTTCGCCAGATTATCGATAGACTTCTGCTGCTCCGGCGTGAAGAACGGCTTGGCGGCCGCGTCGTGCGCCTGCCTGACCGCATCGGTACCCTTCTTGATCCGTTCAATCTGCTCGGCGGAAAAGAAATCCTTCATCGTCTTTTCTAAATCTACACGCTGAAACTGATTCGCCGTCGCGTAGACCTGCGAGAAGAACACCTCCAACTGCTTGATGGCGTCGGCTGCCCGCTTCCCGCCGGCGGCAAGATCATCGAGGATCACGCCACTGCGCTCTGCCGCCTCCAGCAAACCCTTCTTAAAGTTTTCCGGAGAGGTCAGTGACTCATATGCTCGCTTGACGCCATCGCGCAGGTATAGAAATTCGTCGGCGAGATGGTGGACGTCGTTCGCCCATTCCTTGTCTCCCTTCGCGGCGTTCATCGCCGCTCTGATCTGGATTATATTCTGAATGTGTTCGGTCGCTTCTTGCGCTGCTTTTTTCGTCTCTTCTATCTTGCCCTTGATGTAGGAGAACGCTTCGGCGGCGGCGAACAGCGCGAGTCCGATCGGCCCCAGCGCCGCCCCGATCTTTACGAACCCGACGGCGACGCTGGCCGCCGCTCCTTCGCCGACGGTGCGCATGACCGCGCCCATCGCCCGCATCTGGCGCGTGGTGACGACGGTTTTCTCCGTAACCTGCTCCAGCCCGGCGCCAAGCTTTTGCGCGCCAGTGCCCACCTGACCCGCCGCGGCCTGCACGCCGCCCATCGACTGCCCGGCGCTGTCGGCGGCCTTCTCCAACTTGTTGAACGAAGTCTGCGCGGTATCGCCAACCTTGGCGAGCGCGGTGTCATCGACCTCGATAACGACTTTTTGGACAATGTCTTCGTCGGCCATGTTATGTGCTCACCTTTAGTCCGTGTCAGACAACAGTTTTGCCAGATGTTGCTGCATGCCCTTGCCGTCGCCGTTGGCGTTACACAGGTTGACGAACTCGTGGGCGAGGTTGATTTGACGATTGCGTTCGGACAACTTTATCCAGGCTGCTAATTGACGGGTGGTGAGGCTCCACGCGTCAGACCAGGAGAGTCCGTCTGCAATACTGCGTTGGATGGCGCGTGCGATGAGTTCCCCGGCCCGCTCGACTGGCTCGGCGCATCCATTACCATCAACCGGGTTATCTGATCGACGAAAGGGCCGAAGCCCTGCGGAAACGATAGTTTCTGCACCGCCGAGAGGATCGCCATTTGGTCGGCCGCCCCGAGCTCCCTTGCCTTTGCTATAACGGCTACGTCGCCAGGCGAGCCGGTGGCTATCGCGATCACTTTTGCGAACAGATCGGGTGCCAACTCCAACATGCCGGAGCTGCTGGTACCCATTTGCGCGAGCGCTTGCTGCATATTGGGGAACTCGGCAAACAATTTGAACAGGTCGGCGGCCGTCAACCCATGCACCGTTAGTTTGAGGCCGCGAACATCGACTTCTTCGGTCAGCGGGCCGAGATCAAGCAGGCTGTTCATTTACCGTTGCTCCTTTGTTTTGCGCCTACGTGGCCGCCGCTACCAGCGTATTCGTGCTGGTCGCTGGCGTACTGCCGATCGGATTGACGCCGGTGACGATCACCTTGAACGATTTGCCGGTGTCCCCGGCGACCACCGTATAAGTCTTGCCGGTCTGCGGTGGAGAGATCGGAACCCATGGGCCAGTAGTGCCAGTGACGCTCTGCCATGCGTAGGTATAGCTATGCGCTCCCGTCCATCCGCCGATCGTTGCGGTCAGAACATCCCCGACCTTGGGCGCACCAGGCGAGGAGACGGAGGCGCCGCCAGTGATCGTCGGCAGCAACACATTTGATGGCGCAATGGAATTCACCGGCGGCATCAGCGTCATTGTCCCGAACACACCGTCGATCGACTGCACCGAGCCACTGACCACCATTTTGATGAAGGCGTTGTCGATGATGGGCGAAAAATCACCACTGGGCGTCAGATTAACGCTGAGCAGATCGACATACCAACGCGGACCGACCTCGTTGGTGGCATAGAACTTCAGCTCACCGATGAACGAGCTGCGCGAGAAGATTTGTACCTGCGGATTTGACGGGGTGCCACCATCATTGCCGACGTCGCCCATCAGCAACATCGCCAAATTCTGCGCGGTCAACTCTTCCAGGTCCATCTTCACCTCGCCAGACTTCTCGGTGATGATGCTCAAATCCTTGATGCGCGACCCTCCCATCGATGAATAATGGTCGAGCAAGGTGACCTTGGGCGTGAAGGTAAACGTCGGCACGTTCCCGACGTGAAAGAAGCTGGCCTGATCGGTCGGCTTGAACAAGATGAAGCCCTTGCCGACAGCAAGGTTACTGACATCCGGGCTACTGACACCGTAAGCCATGGTTTGATTCTCCTTCTCTTTTAGTTGAGGTCGTTCGGGTCGAGGACATAGCTCAGTCGAAAGTTAAGTTGCATTTGACCGACTACAGTCGACCCGGTCTGCAAATCCGTGATATGGCCAGAATGTATCAGCTCGCCGTTCGCACCGAGCAGCGCCCACAGCTCGTCATCTTTGGTGAACGCTTTAAGCACCTGCATCCGCAGCCCGGACAATTCCTCGCCAACGCCGGGATTGTCTATGGTGTCGCGCGGTCGCAGGACAATGAACACCTGCGGCGTCAGCTCGAATATGCCAGGGGCGCGCGCGCCCCCACGAGTATGCACCGCCTGCGGGTTTTTGAGGGTCTCACTGCCGTCGAGCAAGACGAGCGCCGGGAGCTTCTCAGTGGGGATTTCGGCGCGATTGCGGAACACGTTCAAGGGATCGGCCGTGCCGTTCACCGTCCCCAGCAGCGACACCATGCGCAGGAGTATGGCCTCGCGTTTGTCCTGCATCAGCGCCGCACCTGCAGTTCCCAGTAAACCACCACATTGCCAGGCACCAATTTCCCGACCGGCGAAACGATACGCAGGGTCTCGAGCTCGGCGCCGGTCACGGGGTCGAGTGTCACCAGCCGGTCCTGCTCAGAGTCCGGATCAACCGTGAGATCGACCGGCGACAACAGAGCCTTGCGGTCGGTCTGGTTGATGATCTTGCCTACGCGTTCGTGCGGCATGTAGTCCGAGATGAAGGCGAAGCACGGTCGATCGCCGTCGTCGCGCCGCAGGATTGCCGGCGCGCCGTATTTGCGGATCATGCCCTCGGCAATGGCGCGTTCCCTGGCGTAGTCGATCATACGATGGCGATCCCCGGACTGTTGCGCCGCATCACCGCGAGGAACATCAACCCATACGATGAATTGGTCAGGGACGGATAGGCCGACCCGCCGGAAGAGCTCGAAGCCGCCGCATACTGGACCGAAATCTGTCCGATCCGTTCGGACGTGACCAAACGCCCCGCTCCACCCGCTGCCGCCTGGCCCTGCGCTATGAAATGGGCCGCCAGGTAGAAAGTCGCGGCCTGCGCATCCACCGGGTCCCAATCGTCGCCGATGAAAAGCGCGGCCTCATCCAATGCCGTCTGCACCACGCTGTCGTCCACCGCCATGAACTCGGGAAACATGGATTTGAAGGCGACGACATTGATTGGGTTCGCGGTGTCGATCACCGTCATCGTTCCGATAGTCGGCGTCGAGCGATGCGTCGGATCGACATCCAGCGGATTGATGATGACGATCTCGTAGAAATAATTACCCGCCAACGCCAAGGTATCGGCGCTGCGCAATTTAACCACGAAGGCGTAGCTTGCCGCGTCCTCGATCAAGATACCGCCGCCAGCCAGCGTCTTTGTGATCGCGGCCATGGTCTTATCGGCAACACCGCGCACTTGCGGATATGCCGTCCAACTCAATTGCGTCTGCGAGATGTCGAACGGCGGATCTGGAGGCGGCGTGATGCCGTAATCGACATCGGTAGTATCTCCGGTGATCAGGCTGAAGTTCTGCCGAAGTTCGGTCATGCTGCCTTCTTGCTTATCGAGCCGCGTAGCTTCCTGGGATAGGCCGTGGTCCCGAACATGTAAGCCGGGTCAGTGGTAGTCCCGAACATGTACTTCGGATCGGACACGGAGCTGAACAAATAAGCCGGATCAGAAACGGTCCCGAACATATCAGCCGGATCGGGAACCGAGCCGCTCATCGGCGGCTTAGGAACTGATTGCAATCCACCGATAACTTTGTTGTGCGGAAATTGGTCGAATGCATATACCAGCGGCGGCCTAAGCATAGCGGCAGTCTGGCCGACGTTCCTCGGCGCCAAGATATCGTCGACGTCTTGATGCAGCGGCGCATGAATATTTGCCGCTCCCGGCACCAGTATCGGCGAAGGAAGAAGATCAATATCGGCAACAGAAGCAGCATGCAATGCAACGCTGACAACAAGTTGGGGCGGCCCATGGAAGGTCTCGGCATCAGACACGAGACCGGGCGCGAAAATGATGGACTGGCCGATAACGCCGGTAGGAACACTGTCATTGTCGGCAAGCAGGCTGGGCAGCAAGCCGGCGCCGGCGCTCGAACTCGCGGCGAAGACCGTATCGGACGTGGGCAATGCCGCCGGCTGGAGCGCAACGGCGCCCGGAATAACCACGGCAGCGGGAAAGACATCGACGTCGGGATAAAGCGTTGGGAGTAGATTGCCGCCGAGCGCAAGCCCACCGGGGTAGATCGCGTCGTCGGTGGCATAGAGGGCGGGTGCGAGGAATTGGGTCGAGAGCCTGATATTGGTTACAGCGATCACATCGGCATCGGTGACCAGCGTCGGCAGAGCGACTTGCGAAAACAGCGGAGGATAAGAGGCATCCGGATCGGTAACCAGCGACGGCGAGAGCGGCGCTGCGCCGGCCTGCGCGCCAGGCGCCGATATCGCATCTACATCGGTGACCTTCTGCGGCAACAATGCCGCCGATGCTGTGGGCGCGTAGGTCGCATCTAGATCAGGGACGAGAGCCGGCAATAACTTCGCGCTGGCAACAGCGGTCGCTGGGATAGCAGTATCTGGATCGGTGATTGCCGTGGGCGACAGGGTGACAGTCCCAGCCGCAAGAGCTGGGGCCGCGATCGCATCGGCGTCACTGACGGGTATTGGCAACAGATACGAGACAGAAGCAGGGGAATAAAAAGCGTCAGCATCGCGAAAACACTGCGGAAAATTGTCGGCGGTTAGAGCTGTGACGTCCGCGGTCCAGCTTGTGGTATCGGTCGTCGGGGCTGTGATGTCGAATGGCACCAACGTCTGGGTATCGGGATTTGGATTTTGCTCAATCCAAATTCCGACGCCGAAACGTGTTCTGCCGATGCCAGGAATGAATGGCATTTTAATTCCAGGAACGCCAGATATGCCATAGCGGGATGACAGACGGCGCGACGCTGAAGGTCAAACCGATCCAGAGCGCACTTGCAACCGTCGTGTCGACTGACGTCGGCCCGCCAGAATGTGCAACGTAAGTCGCGCTGGCAGCGGTCGCTATTGCACCACCGCTCGACCACTCTCCCGAACAAACAACCGATGAGTTGGCGCCGGGGAGCCCTATCGAGCGAAATGCCAGATAACAGCGGTAAATAAAAGGCGCAGTGGTGATGCTCGGCACCACGGTTTGCACTGGTGAAACGGTCAATGCAACGCCGCCGATGACGGTGCCGTAGCGCGGCTGGATCGTCAGCGTCCCGCTCGCGCCGGTAGTCACCGTTCCGCCGACGGCGAGCTCGTACACCTTGCCAGCACGCGGATCAAAAGCCGGGATCGGCGTGTACAGCGTTGGAATCAACACTGTTTCTGTTGTAGCGGTAATGGTGGCGAACGAGGCATTGACCGGCTCGCTCAAAACATCCGCAAAGTATTGTCTCGACATCAGCCCATTCTCCTGACGCTGTTCGTGATGAAATCGCCCAGCGTCAGCGGCGGGGCGCCCTCCTGCGCTCGTATCCGGTTCTCGTGATCGTACAGCACCGATTGCTCTGCGGTTGGCTCTGGCGCCACCGGCTCAGGCGGTACGTAGGGATCGGGCACGCCGCCCTCGGCCAGCCATTGCTCGTATTCGATGCGGTCGCGATTTGCCGGGTCGTTTGGAATGCACGCACCGTCCGAAGTGCGGATCACGGAGTCGGTGTTTGTTAGTTGATAGTCTGCCATCTCAAAGCCTCGCGTCCAATTGTAGATCGAAGCTATAGCCTGTGTTCACCGTCAACGGGGTGCCTGAGAAGATGACCCCACTCAGTCGATCTGGCGTAAGCACGCTGGTTGCGGTCAAAGTTGCTGCAAGGTAAGCACCGTTGAAATCATTTCTGACCTGATTTTGCACGCCATTACACCATATCGAAAGAGTCGGTTGCGCGCGCATTGGGTCGAACTTCCACGAGCCGAAGATGGCGTTAGTCCCCACCGTATAGGTGTTGCCCATAAGCGAGCCACTTCCCCCGCCTTTCGGCACCTGACTGTTCGTGCATTGCCAGTAGCGACGGCAAAGCAAAAGTTCCTGATCGAACGACCGCATGATGAACGGCGAGCGCGCGGCGGATGGCGCCTCGATGCCGGGCAGCACGACCAGGCCGGTGAGGCGGAAGGAGTCGGATGTCGCAGCAACCGCATTCACCTGTCCTGGCGCAGCGGAATAGTTTCCTGCCAACCAAGTATTTGCCGATGATGCCGTTGCGCTAGAGCCTGCCGCCAGCGCAAAAACAACACTCATTCCAACCGTGTTGTCGGTAGCCCAGACGCCTGCTGTGTCGCCCGGAATGGTGACGACATTGTACTGCCCTACGTCAGCAGCACTCTGCGTATAGGTAAAGGCATAGCAACGATTGCTGGCGCTGTTGAGAACAGTACCGCTGTAAAGGCCCGGCCTGTGGTGGCTCGTCCAGAAGCCCAGCGTAATCGGCTGCGCATTTACAGTGCCCCACGCCAGCCGGGCAACGCGATAGCCTTCGATGGGTTGATAGATCTGCGCCACATCGGAAGCGCCGAGCGAGACTTCTGGCGTTTGAACACTCACACCCAATGAGCGAGCAAATCCCGGAACAATATTCGACGTCTGCGCAGCAGTGACCACCATCGTGCCGACGAAATACAGCCTCCAGTTATCGCAAGGATAACTACCGTTAACGGTGGTCCCGCTGGCAGCTTTCTCTTGGCTGACCTCCATTCCTCCGTTGATCTGCATACCGTTGTAGGCGAGCGCATCGAACGGCGCGGCGTAGACGTTGCTGCGGCCCTGCGTCTGCTGCGTATCTGTCAGCGATTGCGGGATGTCGACGCGCACCGGCGCGCCGTAAAGCTCGGTGAAATTTCCATTCGCCTTTATCCACGCGGTCCGCATCGGATCGCCCGTGCTATCATTCGGCGCCGAGCCCACATTGATGATCTGTTGAGTCACCGACTATCTGCCATTCTTCTTCAGGTCGAATTCATCTTCCATGTGGTAGGCCATGCGGACAACTTGCGTGTGCGGGATCACCGTCCTTCGTCTGCCTGTGACAGCGTCATAGTGGTTGGCCAGAAGCATCTGCTTGCCGCGCCCGAACAGCTCGTCGAATTTCTGTTCGGCATCCTTCCGCAAAGGATAGTTCTGCCGGATCGCATTGATCAGCACGTTGACGGCGGCTCCCATCACCGCATCCAAAGGCATGCCGATCGACGCACGGGTGATGACGTCGAACAGCAGTTTTTCGTTCTGCGGTAGATTTTTTAGGGGATCGCTAACCATGAATGGCGTGATCCATGACCTTCGCGTAGTCGACGGCCTGATAGGCGCCAAACCGGCCGACGCAATCCGGATATTGCTGCGCTACTTCGTGCGCCAACACGCCAACCGAAGGGGTGTGCGAGCGGCGGTAGTTGTAGCGGTACAGCGGCAGGCCATCCGGCAACTCACCGATGCGGATGATGTCTTCCTTCGCCTCGGCATCGCTCAAGGTAAATATCCCCGAGGCGTTCCAAGTGATGACGATGTTGCCTCCATTAGGTGTGACTGGCAAACCAGTCACCGACGTATCTTCGAACAGCACCAGGCGCCAGGTGGTGTTGGCTCCGGCGTTCTGCCGGTAGATCACGATCGCCCCGACCACCGTGCCCGAGACCGCCGTGAAGGTGACGTCGTCACCGTCGAACGTCCCATTGGCGACCGTCGGGGTGGTGATCGGCTGCGGCGTGCCGACGATGTTCGTCAGTGACGAATAAAATTGATGCGCGGCCGAATACGCGTACCCGGACGAGGTCGTGATCAAGGCAGCGTAGGGCGCATTACTGCCCGTCTGGTTGAGTGACTTGTTGGCGTCGGCTTCGGTGAGAAGCGACTGCTTGAATAGCGGGTAGACTGCGTTAGCCATGACGCTGGCCTCCTATGAAGAACTGGGGGATATGGAAAAACGGGGCGAGCGCTGGCACCCCAAACGAAACGCAGGCGCTACTTCTTCTTGGCCGGAGCGTCCGGTGCCTCGGCAACCGTGTTCAGCGCATCCACGCCACCACGGCCCATGATGCCGATGCCGGTTTCGGCGGCGAGCTTCTGCCAATCCTTCTTGGCCATCTTCTCACGCGCCTCCTTGCCAGCCTCCTGGCCTGCCTGCATCAGCTCGGTTTCCTTCTCGGCCAATGCATGGCGTGACTTCTGCTCTTCCGGTGTCGCGGCCTCGACCTCGGACGGCTCTTCCTTCTCGGGCTCGTGGCCCGAAACCTCGAGATGGCTCCCGCGCTTTGACGCATCCTGCAGGATCTTCGCCTGTGGCTCCGCGACCTCGACCTCGGCCTCTTGGCCGGGGCCGATTACCTTTGCCTCACCGCTGGCGGCATGCAGAACGTGCGGGGCCTTACCGGTGTTCTTGACTTTGATCGTCTGCTTCGCGACTTCCTTGTGCTCGGTCATAGAAGTTCTCCTCAAATTCCATCCAGGTATTGCATTGACTTGGGCCTTCTCACCTCGACGCCGCCGGTACGGAAGATGCCGGGAACGTCGAACCGGAGCGTCGTGACTTGCATCGGCGGTCGGAAATTGAACGGCATCGGCAGATGCAGCTTGAGAATTTCCGGGGCACGCCGGTAGGCGATGGCACGGGCAACACCGCCGGCACCCGCCGTCTCGAGTCCGCGCACCGTGCGGATCGTGAGCGGATTGCCGGTCAACGCGGTGTAAGCATTGCCGGTCTGGACGAGGTTGAGCCCAGTAACCGCCGTATTGGTGACGAGCGATTGTGCCAATGCCGTGAACCGATCCGGCGGCAGCAACAGCGTATCGGCGATTTCCGTTGTCAACGAGACGGTATAAACTCCCGACAGGATCAGGCCGATGTCGCGAGCCATCTGGTTGGCGGTCTTGGTCGACCACAAGGCCGACGAGCCGGTACCATCCGCTGGTGCGCCGGTGATCGTGACGTTCGGATCGTTCGTGAGCCCGGTCCAGCCCTTGGTGGTGTCGCCGAAGAACGCAATGCGATCGATCATTTCCTCGGAGGCTCGGCGCGCAGCCTTGGCGCGTTCCATGACCCTGTTGATGGTCGGGCCGGAAATCATTGCTTGTTGGCCGGTCTCCTCCAAGGTCCAGTAGTAGCCGATCGCGGCCATTTCGATGCCCTGCTCGAATTTGTTGAGCATGACATCTGCGAACGGGACGTCTGCCGCAAGGTGATTGAACCAGCCTGCTTGGCCGACCTTGTCGCTCGATAAGAACGCGACCGATTTCATCCACTCATTGCCCGACGAATCGATCGGCACCAGGTTGGGATATTGGATCTCGGGATAGGCCACCTCGTACACTTGAGGCTCGATATATTGTGCCTGCTGCACCACGAAGCTGAGCGCCTGCTGAGCAGCATCGCCGAATTGGTAACTCATGTGTTGGTCTCCATCCTTGCCGGGTTACGCACCCGGAGCGGTTGCGGTAAGCCGCAGCAGCGCGAGCTGGCCGGCGCTGGCCGATGTGATGTAGCGCGAGGCCGGAATCGCCACGCCGGCCGCGACTGGGTTGAGCTGACCGGTCGTCGAATCGTAGGTCGCCGCCAAGCCGTGCGTGACGGCCGCGACCGGACGCACCCAGATATCGCCCTCGTTCAACACCGCCATACTATCGCGCTGTTGATACAGATCGACGGTCTGACCGGATTTGATAATGAGCGTCGTGTCGATGGCGGTAATGCCGATGAATTTTGTGGCGCCGCCGAGCACCGCGCCGCGCGCATTGGTGCCTTCCGACACCGCGCGCCCGAATGCGATGCCAGCCGCGGTTTCGCAGAGTCGAGTCTCTACATCATCATCATCAAGCATGCTGGCGATCTGACCTTCCAGGCCAGGCTGAAGCGTCGCGGAATAAGTAGTTTGAACAGCAGGCATGTGCTGCCTCCTTTCGCTGTTACGGGTTTGGGGTTACGCACTCTTGGCCTTGTAGGCGTTGGTTAGGCCGTCGACATATTTTGCGTAGGCCGCCTGGGACGGACTCAAGCTCGGGTTGGGCAGTGGCCGCGACCATGCATCGATCGTCCGCTGCAATCCGCCTTTCTTGACTTCCCGCGTCACAGCGCGGAATACGCCGTTGATGGCTTCGTCCGACATCGTCTTGGCGTCGTCGTCACCGATCTCGGCGGCCACAACCTCGCGCTTGATTTGAATGTCGGTCTTGCCGTCGGTGACCAGCTTGTCTCCGAGCACGCACCGCGCGCGGTCGAACACTTCCATGCTTTCGCGGATGGACTGGTCGCGTTTCTGCGGCGTCCATTCGGCGTCGGCGAGTTTCTTGGTGAGACCGATGATCTCGCCGTCCTTGGTCTCGAGCGCCTTGCCGAGTACGGCGAGCTGCGCGTTCAACTCGCCCAGCTTCTTTTCGTTGTCGGCCAGCTTGCTTTGCAGGCCGCCGAGGAAACGGTCGAGAATCTGACCGTCCTTGTCCTCGAGCTCGATCTGCACGCCGTCGATCGTCTTTGTGCTCATGATGGTGGTCTCCTTTCTCGGGGCAACGCCCCTTTGCTTGGGGATGCGCTTGCGATCTCCAATTTTCAGCTTGTCGCCGCCGCGGGCGAGCTTGACGATGGCGACATGGTTGGCGCGAATGTCGGTCTGCGTCGCGTTATAAGGCTCGCCGGCCGGCGTGACACCGTCGCCCCACACGAGCTTCGCGCCGTATCCGACGCTCAACTGCGCATGGCCGTTCTGCACCGCGGTGATCGCATCGTGATCCATGAGCGCCAGCGGCACTTCGATATAGTCACCGTCGCGGGCCACCTTGCCGGTGACATACCCGACGGCAAGCTGCTTCCAGTTCTTCGCGGTGACTGCGTCGTCAGGATGATCGAGCGTGACCGGCCGCCAGGCCAGCGATGCCATTGCCGCCTTGTCGAACACCTGCTCGGCTGGCCGATAGACCCGCACCACCTCGAGGTCGTCGCGGCCCACCTCGTGGCCGCTGTAAAGCTGGATTCCGGTGCGGGCGATGCGCGGCGACGCCACCAGATAGCCGTCTTCAGTAATCCGCATTTTGGCGCCGGCGTCGTTGAGGTCGCAGCGCTCCTCGACCTCGATCCTATCGAGCATGTTCATGGGCGTAACCTTTCAGTCGACTATGGCTGGTGGCGCGATCGGATTGCGGTCCCACGCGCCGCTGAAATAGCCGTAGGCCGCAAGCGCAAGCATCGCGGCCACGACCAGTACGAATACGGAAAGGAAAAACTGCCGGTCGCTGGGCATCAGGTCAGCAGCGCCAACGGCACCAGGCCCGCATGCGAGATGATGCGGATCGATGGGATGCCGAACGCCAACGCCACCAGCATGTAGAGCCCGATCAGCGCGACCACGGCGATGTAGAGCTTGCGCACCATGTCCGGAACGGCAAACCCGATCCAACTGCAGAACCATAGGATGATCGCCCCGACCAACAGCAGGATGGCGATGACAATGGCGATGTTGATGATGCCCAGAATGAGTCCGCTCAAACTCATGTGACTACCCTCCCGTTAGGATTTGGTCATCTCGACCCGGTAGAGAGCGCCAAATGTTTTGGCCTCGGCGGTAACGATCTCGACCAGATGGAACTTCTTGGGAATGCGAACGCTCTCATGTCCGGAGTATTTGGGTTGCTTGTCGTCGGCCGACATCAGCAGCGGCACGCCGCCGGACTTGCGATCGACACGAAACAGCCGCCCAGGGTAGTCCTTCGCGCTGACGCCCTGTGCTTCGGTCGCAAAGCTCAAGGGAATCCAAAGCAACGGCTTTCCCTGGATGACGGCGCCGTCCTGGAACACTCGCCAATACGGCACCGCTTCCCGGATCGTGATGGTGCGGATGGTGCCGCTGCCGCTGACGTCTGACGTCAATCCCTCGGTGGTCCAGCGCGAACCGAAATTGCCGGCCGATGTAATATCCTCTCGGCCTTTCTCAACCATCGTCTCGGCAAGCTGATCGGTGGCCGTGTCGATTGCCGCTTGGACCTTCAGCCGATACTTTTCCAGATTGCGATCAAGTTGTGCGTCGAACGTTGGACTCTCAACGCGAATGCCGATCGCCATCAGATCTGCTCTATCGATGCGGGCGCGTCACGCGGAACTTCAAGAATCAGTTTGCGACCATCCGCAAGCGATGCCACGAGTAGCGTCGCATCGCGCTTGCCTACAGGCTCAAACTTGGCATTCACATAAGCCAGAACAGCCGGCTGTCCATCTACAGTGCCCTGCTCGATCATGTAATCTTCTTCTTGGAAATGCGATCAACAGTCCGATAGAGATTGCGCCACAACGTGGTGCCCTTGGCCTCGCCTGCCGCCTTTGCCACATAACCCTCCGGCGTCTTAGCCACCGTCTTGAGACGCTCGCTGATGATCCGGCTGTAACCAAGATGCTCCGGGAATTGCCCGGTCGTGTATTTGATACGCGCCATCTCGGCGAGTGTTTCGTGAAAGGCAATGTTGTGCGAAACATTGTGTTCATGATAGCCCTTCCAATACTCTGCGCTATAATCCGACACACCATCTCCCTTGTGAAACTCCTCAGTGCCGTGCGCATAAAGCGCATCGTGCATCGCAGTATAGTCAGGATATTTCTTGTCGTAGGGTTCGCGCAGACTGCCGTCGGGTTTCATCATCGCATCAGTGCCGCCGCGCTTGCCCCACCAATATGGGTGATCCGGATCAGGCGCCGGACCAGGGTCTTTCGAAATGGCATCGGATTCACGTCGATAAGCATCGAGCGCACCCTGAAACTTTTCATGCTCGATCTCGTGCGCAGTGACACCAGCCACGCTTTCCGGCTGCAAATGTTCCGCATATAACCGGATGCGGCCCTGTTCGCCCTTCGTGATCTCCGCGTCACCGGCTGCTACATGCATTACGCCATTGACATCGAATTGCCGCGTGCCCGCCACAACGTCTATGCGTGAACTATCGAAACCGAGGTCCGCGGAAACTTTATCAGCCGTGGCCCGAACCTGCTCGTGGCTCATGCCGCTTGCTTTTTCACCACCCTCCGCGCCGCCAGCCGGGCCACCGCCAGTCCATTTGCCAGACGGATCGCGCGGTTGATCCGGGCTATAGTCAGGCAGCAGGGCGGCGTCTTGTCCGAGTACGGGCGCGCCGAATCCCAGGAGTGAAAGCTGCGCAGGATCAACGAGCACCGGCACAAGCGAGCAGCGGCAATTCGGATGCGCAGGAATCAGGAAGTCCGCCTCATCGAGCGTGTATGGTCCAGCATCAGCGATGTCGTTGCACTCGTCACAAACGCGATCATCGCCAGCGGTTTGCACATTCACTTGTTCTTCTTCTTCTTCGGGTGCTACCGCTTCGGCTGCAGCTTCGATCGAGCCGACCTCTTCAGCCGCCGCCGCTGCGGCTTCCTCGGTCGCTGCCTCCGCGGCTGTTTGCTCGACTGCCTGCTCGGCCGCTTGCGCCGCATACTCGGCCGCGCGCGCCTCTTTTCTAGCGGCAAGCACCTCCTGCCAGGCCGCCGCAGCCTCTTTTTCTCTTGCCGCCGTAGCGGCCTTCGCTGCCGCTACTTCCTCGCTCGCCCGCGCGCGAGAGATCGCCAATCCGGATTGAGCTTCGGCCCGGCTCAGGCTCAACATCGCGCCAGCCTTGTGGGCCTCGATCTCGGCCGCCACCCGCGCCTGTTCGGCTTCCAGCTCCGCTTGCGCCACCGCTTGCTCGGCTTCCCGTTGGCGTTGCTGGGCCGCAAGCAACTCGTTTGCCGCCCGCAGTTTTCGTTCCTCTAGGGTCTCGGCGTCACGCATCCGATGATCGTGCCGCAAATGATCCCGCTTCAAGAACCGCGAGGGCTTACGCGGCTCGAGACGTTCCGGAACGATACCGACCCGCGTGATGCCGGCGGCGCGGAATTGCGCTAGCCGACCGGAGTTGTGCAGCTTGACCGTTAACGTGTTGGCCGCTGACCGCACGCGTGCGTCACCGACCTTCCGTAGCACCGGGAGAACCTGGCGGTACATCGGTTGCGGCTTGCGCCGACCGAGCGCGGCGCCGGCGGCCTGCCTGGTCACCTGCTGCACCAAGGCCGCCGCGATGCCCGCGAACTCGCGACCGGCGAGCTCGCGGAACACCGCCGGCAGTGGCGCGGCACCGGGAGGCGTGTGTGTCAGCGCACTGCCTACTGCAAATCCGGAAGCGTAGGCGCGCTCGAGGAACCGCTCCCACCAGCGGCCACCGAGCAACTGCGCGTTAACCGTCTGCTCGAACCATTGCATGAACGCCGCGAGCCGATTACCCGGATGCGGCAGCAACTGCGCCAGCGGATTGCCGCGCGCCGCCATCAGGTCGTGCTCGACCAGCATTGTGTGCGTCAGCGAGCGTACTCGCGCCAGGCGGCGATTGCCTTCGGCCAGGAACGATCGCCGCAGGCCCGCCGTGCCGGTCGGGTCGCTCACCGAACGGCGCCTCCCGCAGCGTCGGGCACATCGATCGCCACCGCAAACTCGCGCAGATCTTGCTGCGGCACGGGAGCGGCACGCGTGCCCGAGCGAAACTTGATGAAAGCCACGGCACGCCCGACATCATGCGAGATGAGCACCGCCGCACCCGGAACCACCACCGGCAACGTCACCTCATGACCATCGAGCGTGAATAGATCATTGTAGAACACGCCGTCCGTGCTGATCTGGAACGTCAGCGGCGCCGCCTCCGACCAGGCACCCGGCATGGTGATCCGCACCAGTTCGCCTGGCGTGCAGTCGATTTCATTCGAGAGCGACTCGCCGGCGTCGATGAATGGGCCGTTCAAGACCTGCAAGGTCATGAGTTTCTCCTTACGGCGCTGGAGGCATAGGCTTGGGTGGTGTTGGTGGCGGCGGCGGCACGTTGGGATCACCCGGCGGCGCATTCGGATCGGGCGGCTGCCCCGTGAACGGAGCGAGCTGCGGCGGTGGTGCGGGCGCGTTCTGCTCCTCGATCGTATCGCCCTCGGCCGCCGCATCCTGGAGCGCCTGCTCGAGCCCTGGATAGAACCCGTCCTCAATCAACTGATTGATGCGCGCATGCGCCAGCGCGGTCGCCGGGATCTGGCCCTCGTCAGCGTCGATCTTGTAGGTCTGCGCCTTCTTCAGCGCCAAGTCCGCCTTCTCGCCGTCGGTCTGTTGCCACAGCGAGTTCCATTCGTAATAGATTTCGTCGGGCCGGTCGCCCAACGACGAGCGGATTAGCACCTCGTCGAGAATGTTCATCGCCGGTGTCAGGTTGACCGACTGCTCGCTCGCTAGCCGATCGTAGTAATTCCGGAAATCTGCCTCACCGGTGGTGTTGAGGCCGCGATGCGGAAGACCCAGAAACCGCGAGGCTGGAATATCGGCGGCGCCCGACGTGATCTGCAGGTAGGCCGTCAGCAAGGCCTCGGCTCCCGCCAGGTTGGTCCCGATGCGCTGCCACTCCTCGCCGGAATCCAGCAGGATGGTGTTGATGATCGACTTGGCGGCGTTGGCGTTCTTAAACCGGCTGATGATCTTTTGCGTGCCGGGGGCGGTCGACAGCTCCTCGCTTAGGTTGGGCACCTTGATGACATCTATCTTCATCTCCGACATCAACGTCGCCAACGATCCAGCAATCAACCCGCACGCCTTAATGGCACTGTTGATCGGCTGCAACACGCTATCGCCGAACGATGACGTGCTCGAGGTGAGAATGTCGGGGGGCGGCAGTCCGACGAACCGCACGACGCGCGACGGATGCAGTTTGACTTGCAAACCAGGCATCTGCGAGAACGACGCGGAATTGGTCAGCACGGGGCGGCCAAATCGCTCGAACTGTGTCTGCAACTGATACCAACTGGGCTGCCCCCAGTATGGCGAGCTTACGTCCCAGACTGTGTCGCCCATCGACAAATAGTGCCACGGCACCACGTGCAGGAACTTCAGATCGCCCTCGCCGACCGCTTCAGGGACGAGCTCCTCCTCTGGATTGCCGGATTCGACCCCGATGACGATGACCGAGCCGCCGTACAGCCGCGCCTTGACCAGCGCCTGCTGCACCTTCATCCGCACGAACAATTTTCGCTCGCACATCTCGAGCTTGGTGATCTGGTCCTGCTCGGCCTGCCACGCCCGCCATTCCCGCGTCATGTCAAAGGCCGGAATATCGATGCACTTGCGCGCGATCCAGTCGCCGCGATAGGCGATCTCACATTCGGCCAACGACATCGGGTCGAACGTGTATTCCTGCGACGCGAATTTGTCGCGGCCAGGCACACCGAGGCCAGCGAGCAGATTTTGCATGCCGTCACGTAGTTTTGTGACGACGCCCATCAAGCGCGAGCCTCAAACCTGTCACGCAATTTTTCGAGCATGGCTTGCAGTACGCTTTCCATCGCGCTCAGCAACGCTTCCTGTCGTTCTGGTTCGCTGCGATGGTCGCTATCGCAAACAGCAACGAGCACATCGAGTATTTGCTGATAGGTCTCGTGTTCCATTTTTAAGGTCTCAGCTCGCCATGGCGTCGAGATTGTACCCGCGCTTCTTGCGCTCGAAGCACGCCCAGGCAAGTGCCAGCGCGCATACGCAGTCGTCATGCTGTCCGGGAGGCGCTGAATAGCGCACGCCGAGCGCGGTGTATGAATATTCGAACTCGGACAACTCGATGCTGATCGGCCCTTGCGGAAAGCGCACCTTGCGTTCGTGGATCGCCAGCGCCAGACCTTCCATCAGCATCTGCTTGGATGCGCTGGTGAACCGAAACCCTTCCAGCCGCGGGCACGACAATTCGTAGACGTCCGCGCCATTGCCGCTCTTGCTGTGATCAGGGCGCTTGATCGCCTCGACGATGGGATCACCAACACCGGTCTCATCGATCAGAGCCGGCGTCCTGGCGACAAACTTCTTGATGATCTTGACTTGTTCCGACCACGGTTTCTGAAACCGCAGCGCAATGGCGACGCAGCCCTCGGCATCAAGCCCGATGCCCACCGTCCAGTCCTGCTTGCGCGCCAGATCCCAACCCCACGCAACCGCCGGCTTGCCGGACAGCGGCGCGATGCAGGCGCGTATGTGGTCGGCACCGAACGGATTTCCTTCGTCATCGCTCGGCTCGGCGAGGTAGAGCTCGCGGAACACATGGTCCGGCAGCATCGACTTGGCCGACTCGATCTCCGCGTCGGCCAGCACACCAGCCGCCACAGCGTCATAGGCCGTGAGCTTATGGTATCCGAGTTCCGGAAAGCCAGCCTCTGCCTTGCGCGCGAGCTGATAGAACCAGTTCTTTCGTCCTTTGACGTTGCCGATGATGCGGATCGGCCCGCGCGTTGCGGTGAGGGTCGAGCGGATGGCGTGCCAGCTTTCCTCTTTGAAACGCGACGCCTCGTCAATCACCGCCGCATAGACGTCTTCGCCATAGAGCGAGTCGGAATGATCGCCGCTGCGGAACGCAATCACCGCGCCGCGCGCGTTGGTCAGCGTGTGATCGCTGAGATTGACCGCGAATATCGGCAAGCCGTCCTGGTCCACGAAATGCTGGCGCATGCGGTTGAACGCGATGCGTGCCTGCAGGCTCACCGGCGCAACCCACCAGAAGTTTTGTCCGGGCGCGCCTTGCAGCGCCTTCTCGTACAGCCAAATAATGCCGCTTACGGTCTTGCCGCTCTTGCTGCTCGCCTCGATGACGGAGATGCGGCGCGGATCAAACATCGCCGCCATCTGCTTGGAATACAGCGGCGGCCGTTGATAGATGATCTCCTGCGGCACCTGCTCGAGCATTACGCCGCAGCCTCGTCGTCGACCGCAGCAGGCTGCTCCTCGACCTCCGTCGCATCACCCTCGATGGTCGCGTCGCTGTATACCTTGCCGCCGCGCTCATCGAGAATCGTGCAATTGACGATGGTGCGCTGCCGCTCGCCCTGCGGCACCATCGCGATCGCCGCCAGCCGCGGCGCCTCGTATGGCGTGATCGCCTCGAGGTATCGCAACTGCAGCATCGCGAGATCCATAAAGATCTTGTAGTCGCCGCCTTTCCGCGGCTCACCATTGGGCTCCCACGGTTGTTTGAGCGCCATCGCCGAGCCGAGATAGCGCGCGGTCTTGCGTAAGCTCGTCAGCGAGAGCTCATGCACGGCCGGCGCGTTCGCTCTGGCTTTCTCGATCGCCGCGATGGTGCGCTTGTTGAGCGCTCCGGCCGGGCGGCCACCCTTGGTGGGATTGTTTGGGTCCTTCGCCCGCGACTTGCGTTTGTACGGCTCAGGGGATTTGGAAATGTCGGCAAAGTTGAATGGCTTATCGGGGGGCGTCGTCATGCCGGTACCGCGGCCTCTTCGGGTTGATGCTCAGGCCTGGCCACGCGCTCGGCCTTGACCTGCTCGAAGGTTTGCCCGTCGAGCGTGGCCTGCTCGCCGGTGAACGCCTGCCAGCGCAGCACCGCAACGTCGACGTAGGCGGGATTGATCTCGAGCGCGCGGCAGGCGCGCCCGGTCATCTCGGCCGCAATGATCGTGGTGCCCGAGCCGACGAACGGATCGTAGAGGACATCGCCGGCGGCCGAGTTGTTCTCGATCGGCCGCTTCATGCACTCGACCGGCTTCTGCGTGCTGTGACCGTGCCCACTGTCCTCGCGCGCCGGGATCTGCCACAGCGTCGTCTGGCTGCGGTCGCCAAGCCAGTGCCCGGTGGCGCCCTTGCGCACCGCATACCAACACGGCTCGTGCTGCCAATGATAATCGCCGCGCGAGAGCGCAAAGCGATCCTTCGCCCAGACGATCTGCGACCGGACTTCGAAGCCGGCCGCCTCAAGCGAGGCCTGCACGGTGCTCGCGTATTTTCCGGCGTGCCAACAGTATGCGGCATCGCCCGGAAACAGCACCCACGCCTCGCGCCAATCGGCGCGATCGTCATTGGCAACATCGCCCATCTTGCCGCGGTTGTTATTGACGCCGGCCTCGGCTCGCCACTTTGGATTGTAGTCGACCCCATAGGGCGGGTCGGTCACCATGAGATGCGGCGCCGAGCCGCCGAGCGCGAGCGCCACATCACCGGCGTTCGTGGCATCGCCGCAGACTAGACGGTGGTCCCCGAGCAACCAAACATCGCCCGGCTTGCTGACCGGAACCGCAGGCGCCTCAGGCACCTCGTCGGGATCCGTCAACCCCGCGTTGGCTGGATTAAGGAACGACGCCAATTCCGCATCACCGAACCCAAGCAGCGGCAGCTCAAACCCGTGCAGCTTCAACTCGCCGAGCTCGAGCTGCATGAGCTCCTGATCCCAACCGGCGAGCAGCGCGACCTGGTTGTCGGCAATTCGTAACGCGCGTTTGTCGTCGTCGGACAACCCACGCTGCATCACCACCGGGAACGTCTCGAAGCCAGCCTTGATCGCCGCCAGCCGCCGGCCATGCCCCTTGAGGATAACGCCGGCCTCGTCGACCACGATCGGCTGGTCCACGCCGTAGCGCAGCATGAGGTTGGCGAGCAGCTCGATCTGCTCGTCGCTGTGCGTGCGCGCGTTCTGCGGATACGGCGTGATAGCGGCCAGCGGCCGGGTCTCGACGTGCGCGGCCGGCTGTGCCTTCGTTTCCTTGGCTATTTTACTCGGGCCGCGCTTCACGGTGGTTCACCTATCCGGCACACGGGCTACCCCGGCTTCAAAGGGGCGCGGGCGTCCATGCGTTGGTTTGCGCTGGCCGCTACCCACCTAGCGCGCCGGCGCAAAACGCACCAGCGGCCATTTGTGGGCGTTTCACGTGAAACATGAATCCGGGGAATATTTGGAAACGCGCGCCGCGCGGTCGAGGGACGTGGATTTTGGCCCTCAATAGATGCGAGGAATGGAAACCAACAACAATGTAAAGAAACCAATGCACGCGACCGATGGAACTTTGATTGATCGCGACTTGCGACTAGTAGCTTGGATTGACGCGCACCGCAATAGGTAGCTCTGCGGATTGGATGATATCGCCGACCCCGAGCTCGATGCGGGTTTCGCGGCCAAACATTTCGAGCAGGACGATTTCGCGGGCGCGCGGGCTCATGCCCTGGTAGATCGCGTTGAAGCCACAGAACGATCCCGAGTTAATCCGCACGCTCTGGCCTGGCTTGAACACCCTCGACTTCGGTGGTTTTGGTAGTCTTACCAAACCGTTGCGCATGGTGGCGCCCTTGATTTTGTCGATTTCGGCGTCCGGGCAGCGTGCCGGATGATCGCCGGCCATGATCAGGCCGAGCACGCCGATGGTTTTGGTTATGACCCGCCAGCGGTCGACGACCCGCACGAACAGGTAGCTGGGAAACAGCGCCACGATGCGCGGCGTGCCGTTGATGTGGATCCGAATCCGCGGGGCGTAGATCTCAAAGCCTTCGCTGGCGATGCGGATCCCGACGGAGGTTTCCCTCTGCGAGACGGTTTGCGCCACAGCCCAAAAGGTCATGGGCTTTGCCTTTAGCGCGGCAGCGGCGAGCGCGTCAAATTTCTGGGGCGCGAATACCAGGGGAACCCGACCCAAAGGAAGTCGGGTATTCCACACCCGACCTTCTTCCTTTGGTCGGGTTGGGGGTATGGGGGGAAGAAGGAAACATGTGGAAAAGATAGTTTCACATGTGGAGAAGGTATGTGGCGAAGATGTGCGGAACCCCTCTCATAGCATCTGGCCTGCCTTGTAGAGGCATGGCGACCGCAGTGATTTCGGCTTCGATTGCGGCCCGTTCGCTTGATAGATTTTATCCTGAAACATGAGGTAATCCATTGCCGCTCGGAGGAGGTGTTTGCGAGTGGCTTTTTTCGCATGCAGCGCCTTTGCTTCCGGCTGATCGGCAAAAATGGTAGGCGCGAAATTGCGCGCGGTCGGTGTTGCGCTGGCGGTCAGGTCTTGCTTGTTGTACCGCTCGAGGATGGCGAGAAAGATCGCTTTGGCGTCTTCTTCGTGCGAAAGTTTTTCCAACGAGGTTGATCCGGGCTCGGTCAATAGCAGACCGTCTTTCCAGACCAGCCTTATAGGCTCGCCTTTTGGCCCATAATTAGCCTTCATGGTTTCGAGGACACGGACATCGGACTCGTCGTCGTCCTCGTCGCCCTGCTTATTGGGCGCCTTTAGGTAAAGCCTAGATCGGACTGAATTATTCCAAGCGGTTGAGCCGGACATGCCGCTACCACTGGCGATGCCTGAGAGGCTTGGATGCGAGAGCAGCAATATTGCGGTATCGATCTCGATGCACAGGCCGCGCAAGAGGCCGATGCATTGACGCGCTTCGGTGCGGTTGCGCTCGTCGACCACGAATATATCGGCAGCGGTGTCGAGTCCGATCCAGCGTGGACGTATCTCACGCGCGGTGGCCTGGAGCTGTGCGAATAGCGGCGTTGGGCGCACGATGCCTTTGCCATCGGCTGCGGCCATCACTGCATCCCTGCCGGCGAGACTAAGCAAGTGCAGATCGGCAAGCTCGCGAAAGCTAGTTCCATAGTGCTTGACGATCTGAGCCATCCTAAAATGCATCTCGTCCTCGTCGTCCTCGGCGGAAATGAACATGACCGGGCCTGGCTCGGGCAGCTCGCCGATCCAATCTCGACCAAGGACGGTGGCGACCGCGAGCTGCATCGCCAACAAGGTTTTGCCGACGCCGCCTTCACCTGAAAACAGCGTGACGTTGTGGGCTGGGACGCGGTTGCGCACGATCCATCGGCGCTCGGGCGGCGACACGCCTTCCCAAAGCGTGACGTTGATCATCGGCAGCGGCTTGAGCGGCTTCGGTGGCCTGACGCCATTTGCCTTGCCCGGCTCTTCGATATGCTCACCCTTCTCAAAGCCGTGTGCGATGCGCGCCTGCACACCGTCCTCGCCGAAATGTCCGACCAGGCCATTGGCTTGCGCGGTCGAGTAGAGTTCATCGATCGCCGTTCCCTTATCGAGGCCCTTGGCAACGTAGCCGGCAACCTCGAGCGCCATGCTTTCGAAGATCGCCATGCGACGCTCAACGTCTTGGACTGGCGCCAGGATGCTTTTCCATGTCGCGAAGCCTCGCGTGAATTGGCCTCGTTCTGTCATGCAGAAGGCTCAATTCCGAATGCGTCATAGACGATGTTGTCGATCGCCTCCGTGCCCAGCATGTTGACCAGGCCGGCCTTATGGGCATAGCCGAACAGCGGGTCGAGCGCCTCGCCGAGCGTGAATTCGCCGCAACGAAAGAGCAAAGACCGAGCCTCGGCTCGAGCGCGCAAAACCAGAACGGGCGCAATGCGATCGCCGGTCATTGCTTGTCGTCCAGCACGGCGTCGATGAGATTGGCGCGCAGCGTGACTTGGACGATGCGCTCGAGCAGCTCGAGCGGCAGCGTATTGCGCATGCCGGCGGCGTGGCAGAGCCGCGCGAAGTCGTCGGCCTCGAGGCGGATGGGACATTTACGCCAGCGATGATAGGCCGGCCGAAGGCTACGGCCCGTCGTTTCGGTTGATGTGGTCATCGAGTGTTCCGTTCTACTTTGGGCGGAAATGGGCAATGGCAATCGCACAACCATTCGACCAGGACGGCATATTGCTCATGCGCGGTGTTCGCCAGGCTGTCGTGCGGCGTCCAGCCGAGCCGAAGAAAATCCTCGAGCCGCTCGCCGCGCGCGGCATAGGCATAGGTCCATTGGTAGCGATCGCTCATGCCTGCACCACCTCGGCAAACATGCCCGCGTCGGCTTTGATCCGGTGCTCGGCCATGGCGGCATAGTCGGGGTTGAGCTCGATCAGGATGGCGTTGCGGCCCAAGCGATCAGCTACAAGCGCCGTTGTGCCTGCACCACCAAACGGGTCGAGCACGGTGCCGCCCTTCGGACAGCCGGCCATGATGCAAGGCTCGATCAGCGCAGGCGGGAAGGTGGCGAAGTGGGCTTCCGCATAGGGTGCGGTGCAGACCTCCCAAACTGATCGCTTGTTGCGCGTGTCAGGCTGCGCTTGATTCCAGTTTGCAAGTCCGATCCGGGTACGGCGGTCATTTGCCTCCGACACGTCCGCACGGTCCTTGGCGCCCGTCCCGTAGGAATGCAGCACAAGGCCGGCTCGCACGGCAGGCTCCGCAATGGCGTCCTGATCGAAATAGTATCGCTCGCTCTTGGTCAGCAAAAACAGATACTCATGCGCCTTGGTGCAGCGATCGGTGACGCTCTCTGGCATCGGATTGGGCTTCGACCAGATGATGTCCTGCCGCAGCCACCAGCCATCCGCCTGGAGTGCAAATGCGACACGCCAAGGGATGCCGCAAAGGTCTTTGGGTTTGAGGCCGGAAACCGCGCCGAGGCCGTTGCGGTTTGATGCGCCCCCATTTTTATCTGGATTGCCGGGCCGGGTGCTATTTGCAATGCTTCCCCCAGCGTAACTGTCCCCCAGATTGAGCCACAGCGTCGCATCCCCGCGCAGCACCCGCCGCACATCGCGGAACACCGCCACCATCTGCGCTACGAAATCGGCATAGCTCGGTTCCAATCCGATCTGGCCAGCACAGCCGTAATCGCGCAATCCCCAATACGGCGGGCTCGTCACCACGCAATGCACGGACTCGTCCGGCAGCGTGCAGAGCACGTCGCGGCAATCTCCAATAAGAACCTTCACGCTCATTGCATCCTCGGCGGAAACAGCTTGCGCAGCGCCGCCAGCGCGCGGTCAACGTCCTCGTCGTCACCATCGACCGCGCGGCGCAATAGCGCGATCACAAACGGCTTGAACACATCATCGGGCTCGGCATAATTGCCGTCGAGGATCCAGCCGATGCGGGCCTGTACGCGCCTGGCGTATGCGGTTGCGTCGTCGGGCAGAGTCATTGCACATGCACGCGCAGTTGCTTGTTGAACAGCGGCGACACCTTGAGCGCCTGCGTCGGATCGATCAGCGAGCAGGCGAAGGACCACGCGGCACATGCATCTGCCGCATTATTATCGACCACCTGCCAGCCGAGCATCTCGCAGCGCAAGACGATGGCCGCCTTGGCCTGCGCGCGCCGCAGGCTGCGCTCGCCGATGAAATGATGCCGGATGTCGCCGACCGAATAGCAGGCGATCTCGCCGATGCCGCGGATGTGCGCAACGCCGCGGACGATGGCGTGCAGGCCCGCGAGCCGGTCGCGCGTCGAGGAATTGGTTGCGCCGACCTTGGCGCCGGGCGGCAGCATAGCCTCGAGCACGATGATGTCCGGCCGCGGCGCCATCTCGAGCAACTTGCTCATCCAGCCGATGGCCTGACCGAAGACCTCGCCGTCGCCCGAGTCGCGCGTGCCGAAGCGGATCGAGCCGGCGACGGGCCTGCCGCCGACGACGCCGCGCGCATAGCCGGTGACGGTCGCCAAATCCAATGCCAATACATTGGTCATTCGGCAGCCTCCACCCGGTCAAACTTCGTCGCTTCGTTGCCCCAGGTGTGCCAGCCCGGCCGCGACTGGCGAGCAAATAGTTCGAGGTATGGTCCCGCCACCAGCCGCTCGATCCGCTGATGCACGCAATCCGGCTTGCGCGAATGCTCACGGCGCGGCTCGATGACACCCATGCGCACGTCGGCATTCAGGCGCTTGGGCTTGCCGCGCGTTGCCAACAAACACGGCTCGCTGTTCGCGCGCGTCCAGTAACCCATTCCCATCAGCGCATCGGTATCGTCGCGAAACATCTCGATCTGACCAGCATGGGCCTTTATCCAATCAAAGGCGCACGTTTTGTATTCGAATCCCCAGGCCGAAATCACCGCCATTACCTCCGGCAGCATCGGCCACGATGCCCACAGAAACAAACAACAATCAGGCGCCGCCAAATCGCACACCGGCAACGCGGCGATCTCATCGTGCGTCATCGTATCGTAATGCTTCGAAGGCGAGCCTTTGAACGCTTTCCAATCCGGTGATCGCTTGCGGCCGGCTTCGTTATAAGTCCGAAACCGCCACGGCGGGTCGGCCAGAATGGCGCCCGCCGCCGGAATACCGACGGTCGCGAGGTCGAGGGCGAGCACGTTGGTCATATGAGCCGCTCTTTCTCGGCGAACTTGGCGTAGTCGGCGGCGATCGCCTCCATGAGCGCGATCTTCTGCGCGGCATCCGTCGCGGCCATCGCGCCCTTCTCAACCCACCGCGGATAGAGCCGCTTGCGCATCGCCAGCTCGCGCAGCGCCTCGCGGTGCTTCTCCTCGGCGGTGAATTGGGCGAGGGCGAGGATGTCGGTCATGGCGTAAGGCTCGCACCAGGCCGGCCGAAAGTTTGATCGAACTCGGTCGCGTAAATTTTGCTGATCAGCATATAGGCGGTTCCCGACCCGTTAGTACTATTGCCGTCCTGAATGCGTCCGGCGCCTCGATTTAGGACCGTATGTACCGTCAGAACGCCACCGCTGGGCGCGACCATTAGAACGGGAATGTTGAAGTCGTCTTCGATCTTCCTATAGGTCTGGATGGCGTTCAGCTCGATCGCGTAGTTTGTGGAATTACGATTGCTCTCCATCGTTGTCTTCGCATCGACTAAATAGGCTTCACACTTGCGAAACAACTCTCGGCCAATTAGCAGGTCGGGTATCCATCGCCACAGGCAAGGACGCCCGTAGCTGTCACGCAAATTGTGCAAGATATGCCGCATGGCCGGCGGTACGCTTCCCATACCCCACGGCTCGACCGCCCAGCCTCGCGCAACCAGCATGGCCGGCAAGGATTGCTCGTGCTGTTGAGCAGCAAATGATCGCTGCGCAAACGTCATTACGTTTGATCCTGCTCGATCCGTTCCTTGGCTTTTGCCGCTGCCGCCGGATCAATCTCAAATCCAATCGCACGACGCTTAAGGCGTTTTGCCGCAACCAGCGTCGTGCCGCCTCCGACAAAGAAATCGACAACCGTTCCGTCGTCGCTGGTGAGTTTGCTGATGTAGTATTCCGCATCGATGAGCGACTGCTGCCAATCGTGCGTGCTCTTTTCGCGATCGCCGGACACAACGTCACGCACGTAGGTTTGGATGTTCCCCCGGTGGTGCTTCACAAACCACAGCACCGGCTTGAAAAGAGCTTCAATGCCTTTTCGGATGATCTGACTGTGCGCACCTTCGATGCCGAGCGATGCCCCGATCCAAAAATAATCGAGATGCTCGCTCATCGGCTTGATCACATCATTGAGCACTACGTGACCGCAATAGCAGAGCATGCTCCCGCCTGGTTTCAAGATGCGCGCCGCTTCCTGCGCCGCTGCCTCATAGAGTGGGATCGCATCGCGATCATAGGGGGGATCGGTGAAGACGAGTTGCACCGACTCGTCGGGAATAACGTCGGGCGATAGGTCGCGGAAATCGCCGACGTAAAGTCCTGGCGAGATCTCGCTGGCATCAAACAAAGCGGCACGGCGCTCATCGTCAATCGCCTGGCGAAAGACGGCGTTCAAACTGGCGACGAGCTTATCGACGATGGCTTTGGTCCGACGCTCCTGCTCGCGTACGGAAAGATGCCACCACCACTTGGCATTCGACGATTGCTTATACGTGATACCTAATTCCCTAAGCGTCTTAATGGGTTGCACCCTTTCCCCGCGGGAAGGGTGACCTTTGCCGTCGTGCAACTCGCCGCGCTTTTGCATTTCTTCGATGACGCGGCCGATGTTGCGCCATGCCTCGTAGCGGATCATGACAGCGCGCTCGAGCAATTCCTTATCCTTCGCCGCCTTGGCGTATTCCTCGATCCCGATGGCTTGGTCGCGGATGACTTTGATGTCTTTGAGATCGCTGAGCACGGCGAGCGCGCGACGCGCTTCATCGTAGCTCGGCAGGTCTGGCCCTTTCTGGACAATCGTGATGTCTCTCATGCGATCGCCCTTTAGCTTGCCTGCCGCGCGCGTTCGTATCGCGCCGGCCGCGCGTCTGATTGCGGCGGCGGCTTCTCGTTAAGTGAACCAGATTGATTTGGTCGTGACGGGAATGTTCGCGAGCGCCCACCTTGGTCCTGATCGCGCGCGGGCGTCAATACGTAGGCTCGCTGGTACATTTCCGGCCGGAAAAGATTTATCAGTGACCGTTTTGGCTACTGCCGCGTTGCGGATTTCCTAATGATTGTCGCGGAATAGTGCCTCTGCGCCGCGACTGCGAAGTACGCCGGAGTCGCGCTATCCGCTGCGCCTTCGCCGCGCCCGCCTTGACTATTTATTTTCCTGAGCGAAAGTTGATTGGTGGAAATGCAGCGCCAAATAGGCTGCGAATAATGGCAATGAGTGGAAATAAGAAGCAACCAATAACAATGAGTGGAAACCTGATGCGCTCGCCGCGGATGAACCCTGACATATGCCTGTCCGTCGCAAGCGCCGCGCGCCCGGCCAGAAGGCTGGCGAAGCCCAGAACGACTACGCCGGGCGCGCACTTTGAGATGGTTCGCTCGGAATCAAACAAAGTCGTTATAAGGTCTTAGCTAATGCGGATTGAACGAATTCCAATCACGAGCCGCGAGCAACTGTTCAATGA